CCAGAAATTGATCAAGCTTGGGTTCCTGAATCAGACCGACCGGGGCCGAGGCCGAGTCTTGACTACCAATGGGATCAAAACGATCCCAATGAATGGGATCAAATTGATCGGGAATGGGATCAAATTGATCCGCGATAGGGATCAGATTGATCCCGGTGAATGGGATCAGATTGATCCGCTACCAATAAAAGATTTACCAATAGAAGATTTACCAATAGAACAATACCAGACCGCCGCGCGGCCTAAGCCATTACAAAACAATTCTCAAATCTCTGATCAATCTTGTTTTGTTATGCAGTGGGATGAAAGTCGGCAGGTGATGATAAGGCGGAAGGTTGATTAGAGGCTCTAGGATGGCCTAGGTTAAGAGATAACTGGCTAGGCTATGGGTAGGGTAGGGTTAACCCCTAGAATGCAGTGGTGGGCATCCTAGGGGCTTTTGAGTTACAAGTCAGAGTCTGAGCAGTATAGGCTTTCACTCGCTTCAAGCATCTCTGCCTCTGCTGGATCCATGCTCAGGTCATCCAGCCAAGTGACTCGCTCGTTGCAGACCTCGCAAGTTATTGGCTGATCGGTGTTAGCAGTACAGAAGGCGGAATAGTTATCAGCGTACCCATGGCGGAGATCGTTGATAAGCTCGTAAATATGGTTTGCCGCGCAGCTTGAGCAATAACAAGCAAAAGGAGTTAGCAAAACCATTGGGTACGCTGAGGGTTTTAGTACAGCTCGGAGAGCGTTTCTGTTGTTATCTTTCATGGTTGTTCTCCCAGTTGTTTTAATGCTTTAGTCAATTAACTCGTGGATCTCATATTTACGCTGCGACACTTCCGGCCAAGCAAAGTAGCGATTGTCTGAGCCTTTCCAGAACGCTACGGTTGGCCCAAACTCGTAGGGTGTACGAGGGTAGCCGGGTATGTTGCGCGGTACCTCTCGCAGTACATCAGCATCAAGAGCGTGATCAGAGCATCCCAACGCAGCTACACAGCGAGCGAGTGCAGTATACCCCGTGATAGTTTTTAGTTTTTTTGATTCCATCATTGTTTCTCCTTAGTTTACACTTAGTTAGTGTTTATCGGGGGCCCCGTAGGACACCCTGTAAACACACTAGGCTAGTTTACTACGGCATCCGGATACTGATTTTTGAGCCTGCCGATTGCATCCTTTACAATCGAACTATTCGCCCTTACAGGCTTATTAAATACGATCTTATCAGTAACCGACTCAATGCCGTAATCCATTGTGTATGCGGTGCCATCACTAGCTACGATGTCTCGTAGCTTTCTATTAGTAACCCACACTGCTATGACTAATTTTTCGCCTATATTTCTATACAACTCAATGTTTTGCTGGATTCTATCACTCATATATTCCTCGCTAGTTTATCGCGTTATTGCGATTATCGAGTACTCCGTAAAGTACTCTGTAATCACACTATTCGCGGCATCGAAGATTCACATCCACAGCAGATACCCCAAACCAACTCAGCATTTTGCGAGAGAAACTATCACGACAGAATAGACCTGTGTGTTTCGGGAACCTATAGCTGGTGTAATTGATTGCTAAGACCACCAAACGGGTTTGAATGTTAGCGTCTCGATAATTAGCCTTGCTGAAATCTCTCATATATCCTCGCTACTCATTAACTACTGTGTAAAGTAGTATGCACTATAGATGTAGTACTGTAAACAGTAGAATCGAAATAAACACAAAAATATTTTCAGCGCTACCAGCAATCACCAAGTTAGCAATTCTTGTTGCTATTGCTGGCGACAGTAGCTACCGTGATCGTGTGTGGTACAACGGGAGCCAATGGTGGATGGGTAAGAAACGCTACTCTAAAGCGAGGATAAAGGTAGGACATTATCATACTCTCGAGTACGCTCGAGGTAATCTCTACTTGGCTATACGCAGACGCTTAGGACTTACTCGAGTAGCTATGTCACGCTTGCTAGGTATAGGCGAGGAGACGCTCCGCTATCGTGAGAGGATGAAGCGCGTGTATCACCCATGTGAGATACTGGCATTGCTCGAGGTAAGCGGCATGACGCTCGAGGAGTTTATGCAGTTACTCAATGATATCGCGTAGTTAGCCATGCTATTGGGATACCTAACTAGTTTTCTATTTCTAATAAAATAAGATTCCATAATGATTCCAAGGGTTTACATGTGGATTCTACACCTACAGTTTCCAAAATCAAAACCAATTCGAAAATCGAGGGGGTACCGGTTACTTCTATATCTCACTACCCATATAAAATTCCGGTATATAAGTTCAAACTATGTTTTACCTAGTGGGGCTAAGTTTTTATGAGCGGTGATGATTTAAAACAGGAAGTTGGTGAGGCTGAGTTGGCCGAAAATTTGGAGCCGGAAATTGAGGTATTGCCTCCGATTATGCGGGAGGTGCCTCAGACTAGGGAGCACCAGCGGGATGAGCAGTTAGCGTTGCAGATTAGGGATATGGGGCGATTGGGCTTGTCTAAGAGCAGCGCTGCGTTAGCGGCTAGGATTACCCCTTACCTGCTGGATAAATACTATTCTGAGGCGTTTCTGGAGGGTCAGAGCGAGATGCAGAAGGGGCTAGCGAGCGTAGCAATAGCTGAGGCTATGAATGGTAATACGCCTGTGTTGCTTCATTTGTTGAAGACAAAATTAGGCTGGAGTGAGCAGCAAACGCTTGAGATAACGGGTGAGATAAGGAGTGTGGTTAGTGCCAAGCCGCTCACGAAGGAAGAGTTTGTTCAAAAATACCTTACCGGCGACGGAGAGGATTAGGTATTATCGCTGCAACTATTGTGGCTATGTTGGAGTAATAGTTACCAACAAGACTAGGTTTAATTGTGGTTCGAAGCGGTGTAGGGAGTACCTACAGGCCAGTAAGGTTAAGGCTAACGAAGAGGACTATAGGAGGGTATGGGAATAGAGCATAGGGAAAAGCCGGAGGAAGAAAACAGTAAGCGCTGCCCTGTTTGCAGCCATGTTAGTACGGTAAAAGTAGGCCAAGATGATGAGCCTTATGTAAGTTTGTTTGCTGGCTGTAGTGGGCCGTATTTTGTCTGTCAAAACCCTAGTTGTAATGTAGAGCGTATTTACACCGGCAATCTTGTTATGATCAGTGGCGGGAGTTGGCCTGGTGAGTGAGTATAACATGGAAAACATTGAATATAATGTCGTATGGAGACCTCAGATCGGCCCTCAAGAGGCTTTAGTAGCGTGTCCAATAACCTTGATTGGCTATGGTGGTGCTCGTGGTGGTGGTAAAACTGACGGAGTTTTGGGCAAGTTTGCCGTTAAACAAGAGCAACTTGGACCTCACTTTAATGCCATATTTTTCCGTAAAGAATTACCTCAAGCAGACGACCTTATTGAGCGAGCTAAACAGATTTACCTACCTTTGAAAGCTCATTGGCAGGATCAAAAAAAACAGTTCACTTTTGTAAACGGGGGCAGACTTCGCTTCAGGCCGTTAGCTAATGATTCTGATGCTGAAAAATACCAGGGCCAGAATTTATGCGTAGCTGTCGGTACTCGTATCAGAATGGCAGACGGCTCGTTTAAGCCGATAGAAGCTATTCAAATAGGCGATATGGTGGCAACCCTATTAGGGCCACGCAAAGTCAAAAATCTTACTACGCCTTACTTAGCCCCTTGCGTCGAGAGCCAGGTTTTGGACCAGGACGGCAACGTGGTGGGGGCGCAGAGAAATCCCATTTGGCACCCTGTTTTGACGGCACACGGAGTTTCTTCCATCTCTGCAAACTCCTTGCAACACACGTCTCAGAAACGCCATATCGACCAGCAATCTCTGCAATGGGCACTATCTGCTTGTAACGTAGATCGTATATTTCCCGCATATAAGGGTCTAAAGCACCAGGCTTGGTTCTCTTGGAAAGAAGATAAGAAAACTTATTGTACAGAGTCATCGGATGACACCCTAAATACGCAGCAGCTTGATTCGTTGTCCGTCCCTGTAACGCTTCACGCACCGACTGTTCAGTTAGCTCGTAAGCTCGCACGTTGTTCCCACGCCGCTTCCACTGAATGTCATGCTCCTGGCAAATCTTGCGAACAGTTGTCGGACTCATGCCTAATGAAGCAAAGGATACAGCAGGGTTTTGAGCAGCTTGACGCACTTTTTCAACCAGTTCTGGGTTCGCTCTCCACGCTTTGCGATGCTCCTTCAAATGTTCCGACCACGAAGCAAATAACTGCAAATTCTCAATGCGATTGTCAGTCTTGTCGTGGTTTATGTGATGAACATTCTCCCCAGGCTGTAGAAAACGGCCAAGGAAAACTTCCATTACAAGACGGTGTTGCTGAATTGTCCCATACATTGAACGGGGATGAGTCGGGCACCATTCAAAAACATAACCCTGAGCACTTAGAGTGGTGGGTGCATCCTTATAGCGGCAAGGCGTTTTATCTCGCTGAGGATGTTGTTTTTGGAAAGATGGTAATGACATACGTTGGTGAGCAATTAGTTACTGATTTAACTGTTGAAGAAGCTAATCACTACATATCAGATTGCGGCCTCATCAACAAGAACTCAGATTGCGCCATAGAGGAGGCGGGTAACTACCATGACCCAAGCTGTATCTGGAAGCTATTTGGAGCGCTACGAGGCAAGGGAGGCGGCCAAATCATCCTTACTTTTAACCCGGGTGGTATCGGTCATAGCTGGCTTAAAGAACTGTTCATAAAACCGGCCCCAAAAGGCATGAAGGTTTTGCGGAAGGATTTACCTAATGGAGCCGGATTTGACTACATTTACATACCTAGCCGCGTAACTGACAACCAAATCTTACTTGCCAGAGATCCAGAATACATCAACCGATTGCACATGGTAGGTTCACCAGAACTCGTGCGAGCATGGCTTGAAGGAGACTTTGAAATACATGAAGGCAGTTATTTTCCAGAGTTTAGTTCTAAACATATTGTTGCTCCTTTCAACATACCAAAGCATTGGCCCCGTTATTTGGGGTATGATTGGGGTTATCGGAGTCCTTTTGCTGCCGTCTGGGGCGCTGTTAGTTCTGGACGTGATGACCGAGGTAACGAGGTACCGTATCCAAAAGGAGCTATTGTTATCTATCGGGAAATGTGGGGAAAAGGAGTTGATAACGTCGAACAAGCTAACCGAATTGCCTCAGTTTCCGTGGGAGAAAATGCAATAGCAGTAGCTGACCCATCGATTTTTAGTCATGAAGGTGGACCGAGCATTAACGACCAATTTACTGCCGTATTCTCCAAATACAAACACCCTTCGTTTCGTGCAGCCGATAATGACCGCATATCAGGTTGGGCTCAGGTCCGACAACGGCTAGTGTCCAACCCGCCGTTACTGTACATCTTTGCTAGTTGCCCATACCTATTGGAAACTTTACCATCCATGACGATAGACAAACGCTCACCAGAGGACTTAGACACTACCGGCAACGACCATGCCGTAGACGCTTTACGCTACCTCTGCAAAGCTCGGTTGATTGATTCCAAATGGGAACAACCGCAAGATGTAGTTGGTAAGGGGTTAGTTAAACTTCAAAGCTATATTGCTAAAATGAGAGCACGACAGGCGCGTACCCAGATATGAAAATAAAATTGCCAGCTAATTCCGTTAAAAAGTACTCGCCTCGCTGGTGGAAAACACAAATCCTTGAAGCCGAAAAACGACACGAAAAGTTTGTTCGTGCAGCCGAAGAATCCATTCGCGTTTACAATGCACTAAAACAAATCGAGAGTTTGAAAGATGCACAACGCCGTTTGAACGTATGGTGGTACTGTGTCAATACACTTCTACCAGCGTTTTATAGTTCAACACCAAAAGCAGAAGTAAACTTACGTAAGCGAGCTGGTGGAATCCCCTACGAATTAGGCAGTGTCGTCATTGAGCGAAACACTCAATACTCGATGGACACTCATTTTGATTTTGACAAAGTAGGCTACAACGCAGCACTTCAGTTTCTCTTAACAGGTCAAGCCGTACTATGGGCGCGTTATGTGCCTAAGTTTGAAAAGGTATTCCAAGAAATAGCTATTATTCGTGACCCGTCAGGCTCAATGTTTACCGCCGACGGCCAGCCGTTTGACGGCGACATTACCAATGCAAAAGAAGCCGGTGGCAATATTCTGCTGGTATCGGTTGAGGTTGAACAAAAGGTCGACGAAAAGGCCGTACTTGAAGTTGTTCAGTATAACGACTACCGCTGTTCGGATGCTCGCAACGAAAGCGAAATTGAATGGCAGGCCAAGCGAGCGTTTCTTGACCGTTACCAGGTGGAAGAACGATTTGGATTGGAAATAGCAGACAAGCTGCACTACGACAGCTTTCCTGAATTATCTCGCCGCGATGTAACCCAGAAAAACGAAAAACTCGAAGGTAAGGCGGAGGTTTGGGAAATCTGGTGCGAAGCAACAAACAAGGTTTATTGGCTTCAAGCTAACTACGAAAAAATTATCATTGAGGAGTCGGAACCGCCAATTAAGTTTGAGCGG